CAAGATGTTTCTGTTATACTTGGTGGAATTAGTATTGATGACCAATATGAAGGAGACTTTACTGAAAGAAGAGTGCTTACATATCAATTGGATTTTACAATGAAAATGAAATTCTTCGGTCCGACAGCTGACCAAAAAATTATACGTGAAGTTAATTTAGACTTTCATGAAAAAGATAATGTAAGTAGAACTTTTGAAGAAATGGACTTTACTGTTGGTGGTTCAGATAATGCAGATAGTTTCACGGTAACTGAAACTATTACTGAAGGTGGATAATGGATAAAAAAGAAAAGATGGCAGCAAATCTACAAAAGAATTTGCCATCAGTTAAAAATAGACCTATTAAAATAGATAAAGATATTAAAGATGATTATGAGTTTTCTCGTAAAACATATAAAGACTTAATATATACTGGTACTCGTTCAATGGATGTACTTGCTGAATTAGCAAGAGAATCAGAGCATCCAAGAGCATTTGAGGTACTTGCTCAAACAATAAAAAATATCGGTGATACTACTGAAAAGCTTATGTCTTTGCAAAAGAAAAAGAAAGACTTAACAGCAGATGAGACTGAGAAACAAAAAAACGTGACGAATAATAATATGTTTGTAGGTAGTACAACAGACTTACAAAGACTTTTATTAGATAGAGATAATGTGATTGATGCAAAAGTTAAAGAATAATGAGTTTGGTTATCTAGGCAATCCGTCTGTCAAAAGAGATGGAGTTGAAACTGAATTTACAAAAGAGGACATTCTAGAATATCAAAGATGTATGAGAGACCCAGCATATTTTGCTAGGACATATATTAAAATTATAAATCTAGACGAAGGATTAGTTCCATTTGATTTATACCCTTATCAAGAAAAAATGTTTAAACATTTTAATGATAATAGATTTAGTATAGTATTGGCATGTAGACAAAGTGGTAAATCAATATCTTCAGTTGTATATCTCTTATGGTATGCAGTATTTCATCCAGAAAAAACAATTGCAATATTGGCAAACAAAGGGGCAGTTGCAAGAGAAATGCTCGCGCGTATTACGCTCGCGCTAGAAAATTTACCATTCTTTTTACAGCCAGGATGTAAAGCTTTAAATAAGGGTAGTATAGAATTTAGTAATAATAGTAAGATAATAGCTTCAGCTACTTCTGGTAGTTCAATAAGGGGTTTATCAATTAACTTATTATTCTTAGATGAGTTTGCTTTTGTAGAAAATGACGCACAGTTTTATACATCAACCTATCCTGTAGTATCTGCTGGTAAAGATACTCAGATTATTATTACATCTACAGCAAATGGAATAGGTAATATATACCATAAACTATGGGAAGGCGCAGTACAAAAAACAAATGAGTTTAAACCATTTAGAGTAGATTGGTGGGACGTTCCAGGAAGAGATGATAAGTGGAAAGAAACTACAGTATCTAATACTTCTGAGTTACAGTTCGAACAAGAGTTTGGTAATACCTTTCATGGAAGAGGTAATACTCTTATAAGTGCTAATCATTTATTAGCTCAAGTAAGTGTTGACCCAGAGTTTTTTAAGGAAAACGTTTACATATATAAACAGCCAATTGAAGGCCATGAGTATGTAATGACAGTTGATGTATCTAAAGGCAGAAATCAAGATTACAGTACATTTACAATAATTGACGTAAGTGAACAACCATTTGAACAGGTTGCAGTATTTAGAGATAACAATATATCTCCAATGCTATTACCAGATATTATATACAAGTATGCAAATACATATAACGAAGCTTATGTAGTAGTTGAGAGTAACGACCAAGGTGGAGTTGTTTGTAATGGTTTGTATTATGATTTAGAATATGAAAATATGTTTGTAGAATCAAGCATTAAAGCAAATGCTCTTGGTGCTACTATGACTCGAAGAGTTAAACGTATTGGTTGTTCAAGCATAAAAGACTTAATAGAACAAGGTAAACTAAAAATTAATGATGCCAATACAATTGTTGAAATGAGTACATTTGTGAGTAAGGGAAATAGTTATATGGCTCAAGCTCCTAATCATGACGATTTAATGATGAACTTAGTTCTCTTTGCTTGGTTTACTACAACTGATGTATTTCAAGCTTTGACAAATATTGATATGAAAGATATGTTATATAAAGAAAGACTTAAAGCTATTCAAGACGATATGTTGCCATTTGGTTACGTTGAGAGTGGGAACTACGAAAAGGATAAATATACTAAAGACGATGATGGGAACATTTGGTTCGAACAAGAGTGGACAGGAAATGCAAAATTTTAACGAATTTACAACTGGAAAAACAGTAATAACAGAGGAAGAGAAAACCTATAGGTACGTATATCTATGGTATGACGACCCTGAAGACCCTGATGACCCTGAAGCTACTGCAGATGATTTTATAAAAGAAGGAGATTCAGTAGGATTAAAAGGATTTAAAGTTGATGTACAAGGTGCTTATTCTGATTTAGAAGATGGAGTAAGGTATATCTATGATGGTATGTCTGATAAAAAAGAAAGAAAGTTTAGAATAGATGAAAACACATTAGTATTTGTAAGAGCTCCAGTCACTAAAAGAAAAGCTTGGTCTGACTTTTTAACACAGTTAGAAAGAGCTGGAGTTGTATGTGTTAACACTCGTGCATGTATGGAAATAACATCTGATAAATATAGAACAAGTTTGTATCTTGCTGAAGCAGAATTAGCTCAGCCTAAGACAGTTTTAGTACATCATCCTGAAAAAGCAATACCAGCTATGGAAAGACTTGGTGGTAAATATCCAGTTATTCTTAAAACACTTACAGGTTCGTTGGGTATTGGTGTTATTAAAGTAGATTCAGAAAGTTCATTACATTCAACTGTACAGTTATTATATAAATTAGACCCAAACATGGGTGTATTGCTACAAGAAATGATTAAAGACTTTACATTCGACATACGTGCTCATGTTATTGGTGGTAAATTTCATGGAGCAATTAAAAGACCTGTAGTAGCAAAAGATTTTAGAAGTAATGTATCACTTGGTTCTAAACCGGCTCCTATAGAGTTAACGGAATTAGAAATAGAACATGTTGAAAAAGCAGCTAAGGCTGTTGATGGTTTATGGGTAGGTGTAGATATATTCCCATCTAAAGATAGAAAAACAATACCACCAATGTTTATTGAAATCAATTCAACACCAGGCACAAAAGGATATAGAAAAGCTACTGGAGAAAACCTAGCTAAAAATATATTAGTAAAATTTAAAAATAGGGATTATTGGCTTAAACCTAATACATATAAATCAATGTTTGAAGATAAAATACAAACAGATAGTATTGAGTTTGATGGAGATGTTGTTAAATGGTCTAAAGACGGTATACAATACGAGCATGATATAATTGGTATATCAGATAAAAATCCTATAATAGAACATAATTCTATCGAAGTTGAGTTACTTCGTTAGAAACCAATTTGTTATAAATAAGTATGTATTGAATATTCTTATTATGACACATATTAACTAACTCAAATAGAGGACAAAGCGATGGCATTTCAAGTATCACCAGGCGTCGAGGTAAAAGAAATTGACGCAACGAATGTAGTTCCAGCCGTATCAACCAGCATTGGTGGATTCGCAGGCGCATTCAACTGGGGTCCAGTGGAGCAATTAGTAACAGTAGGTTCTGAACAAGAACTTGCAGCGACTTTTGGAGCTCCTGACGATTCCACAGCTAAACACTTCTTAGTAGCAGCATCTTTCTTAAAGTATGGCAATGCACTAAAAGTGGTTCGAGTAGCTTCCGGTCATTTAAACGCGACCGCACAGGGTACAGGACAGCTGATAAAAAATGATGAAGATTACGCGAATAATTATGGAGCAGGTCAGCTTAATTTGGGGTTATGGGCAGCTAAACATCCAGGAGTACTGGGTAATAGTTTAAAAGTATCAATGATATCACAGGGTATATCTTCCTTTTCAGGTTGGGCGTATTCTAGTAATTTTGATGCTGCACCAGGTACATCAACAGCAGCAGCTGCTGTAGGAGTCACTAATGACGAACTACACATTGCAGTTATTGATGAAGACGGAGCTATCTCCGGAACAGCTGGTACAGTATTAGAAACATTCGGATTCTTATCTCAAGCATCTGATGCTAAGAAAGATGATGGTACTTCAAACTACTATGTTGATGTTATAACAAGTCAATCTAACTATATTCGTTGGATCGACCATGATAGCACTAATTTAGATGAAGCTGGCTTTACTCTAGCAGCAGCGAAAGCAGCTAACACAGATAGTGAAGGCTCTAACCAATTTAAGACACACACTGCAGCAATTGAAGCTTCACTTTCGGGTGGAACTGACGATAACGCACCAACAGTTGGAGAAATAGCAGCTGGATTCGATCTTTTATCCGATGCAGAAACTGTAGATGTTAACTTACTTTTTGCAGCAGCAGACGCCGATGGCGCTGAAGCAATTGCAGAAGATTTAATATCAATAGTAAATGCAAGGAAAGATTGTATGGCATTTATATCTCCACCACTAGAAGACACTGTTAACAATGCTACTCCAGCAGCAAGCGTAAAAGCTTTTGCTGATGGTTTAACATCAACATCTTACGCTTCATGTGATTCAACAGCATTATATGTATATGACAAATATAACGACAAATACAGATATATAGCTGCTTCAGGACACATGGCAGGATTATGCGCCAACACCGATAACGTGGCAGATGCATGGTTCTCACCAGCAGGTGTAAACAGAGGTCAACTTTTAGGAGTAACTAAATTAGCATTTAATCCTAAGAAAGCAGATAGAGATTCTTTATATAAAGCAAGAGTCAATCCTATAGTATCATTACCTGGACAAGGTACTTTACTATTTGGTGACAAAACTTTATTAAGTAGACCTTCAGCATTCGATAGAATAAATGTACGTAGACTCTTTATCGCATTAGAAAAAGCGGTTAGCACAGCAGCTAAAGCGCAACTATTCGAATTTAACGACGAATTTACAAGAGCACAGTTCAGAAACTTAGTTGAACCGTTCTTAAGAGACGTCAAAGGTAGACGTGGACTTTCAGACTTTTCAGTAGTCTGTGATACCACTAACAACACTAGCTCAGTAATTGATGGTAATAAATTTGTAGCTGATATCTTTATCAAGCCAGCAAGAAGTATTAACTTCATAACATTGAGTTTTGTAGCAACGAGGTCCGGAGTTGAATTCTCCGAGATCTCAGGTTCATAGGAGATTAAGACATGGCAATATTAGGCGTAGACGATTTTAAATCAAAATTAGTAGGCGGTGGAGCAAGGTCTAACCTTTTCAAGGTGACTATGAACTATCCAAGTTATGCACAAGGTGATGTTGAACAAACATCTTTCATGTGTAAAACTGCTCAAATGCCTGCATCAATTATAGCACCTATCCCTGTATTATTCAGAGGTAGAACACTGCAAATAGCTGGTGACAGAACATTCGACCCTTGGACAATTACTGTAATCAACGATGTTGATTTCACAGTTCGTAACGCTATGGAACGTTGGATGAATGGTATTAATGGACATAACGAAAACACAGGATTATCTAATCCTACTGACTATCAAGCTGACGCAATTGTTGAACAATTGAATAAAGCTGGAGAAGTTACTAAGAAATACGACTTTAGAGGTCTATTTCCAACTAACATTTCTGAGATAGAAGTAAGTTATGACTCTGAAAATACTATAGAAGAGTTCACTGTTGAATTCCAGGTACAATACTGGGAATCAGACACTACTTCGTAGGTATATAAATAATATTAGACGAGGGGATATAATGTCCCCTCCGATAGTATTGAGGTAAATGTATGGCTGAATTATTTGGCTTTGAAATAAATAGAAAGAGTTCTAAACAAAAGGAACTACCTTCAT